AACCTGGGTAGATTGTCCGGCTCCGTCAATGGCTGTTGCCTGTCTGAAATAACCGCCTCTTAGGCTTTCCAAAGCTGATCCTAATGCTACATTCTTCCAATAGTCTGCCTTGGTTATTTGATCTGTAACCGGCTCGGCTAGATGCCAGGCCATCATATAGACCAATAATGTAACGAAATAAGAAGGCATAGATCCCTCGGCTACTGTTGCCTGGTAATCCACATAGATTGTAGTTTCCTGGGTTAGTAACTCCGACCCCTGAATTTCATAATCCGTGAGATGATCGGCTCCACTGCTGTTACTGGTAAAGACTTTCCGGGGAACTCCATTGACCATATCAGAAGGAAGAGTAAAGGAATTGGCCCAATAGGTTGTCGGGTCACCACTTGACTCTGATAGCTGTACTTTTTTAAGAGAGAACGACCAGGGATACATTCCGAGAGCCGTTGCTTTTACCCTGGGATACAAGGTATTGCAGAGAGATCCGGCAGTCGAGCCATCGGAAAAACTGGTGATAGAGGTAGAACCAAGAAGTTGTAGAGCCTCAGAACAGATAATTACATCAGTATCGCCACTAGCCATAAAAACCCCTTAGAATAAGCAGGGGACGTTTCCGCCCCCCACAGATAATTAATTAGTCACTGTCTGATACAGCACCGATAGTTGTACCATCGCCAATATCGACAACTCCAGAGGCATTAGATACAACAACGTGCATCGTAACTGTTCTGGTGCCACCGGTGGCTCCGTGTACAATAATCATGTCACCCACATTTAATATGTCGGAAAGGTCATCGAAATAACCACTCGCATCAATCGCTGTGTGTGCATCGGTAGAGGTATAGACATATAAAGCAGGGAGAGTACCGGCAAATGCCTGGCCACCCAAAGTTCCCCATCCTGATCTTGCAAATGCCATTATTAAGACTCCCTACAAGTTACATCGCAAAGGCCGTCCGTATCAATTACTAGACTGTTTGCTGAAAACATTGATGTTACTAACCATGATGTTCGGTTTGGAACATAGTTGATTTCCGTCTTAGGATTCATGCCCATTGCCAAACCACAAGCTGACTTATGCCATGCAAAGCAGGTTCTGTCGCTTGAGCCATCTATGTTAAGACCACCTTCATCTCGGTCACCTACCATGTGTATGGTAAATCCTGCGAATTGGTTGATCTCACCTCTAGCCAAGCCTTGAAGTTGAATGAAATCGCTTGAAACTGCTCGTTCATCACCAAGTAGAGATGCCATAGAATTTGCATGAATAACCATGTGGCGATCCGTCATTGGTACGTTTTTGGCTGATAATTTCTTACCGGCCTCCAAGATTTTTCCAACATTTAGGTCTGATGCAGAGGCTGAACCCGATGTCACCACTGTGTTTGCCACAGTAGATCCGGCTGATGCTGATAGCATTGCATCCAGAATAACCTGGTCTTGCCGTCTAGCGATAGACTTTCCGAGCATTTCTGCTAATTCGGATCGTTCATCATAGTTTACTTTTGCCTGGTTGAAAATATCAGAATACTCAGATGCAGACCAATCTTTTAATGTCACAGAAGCCTGGCTCCAGGTGGCATTAACAGCGGTTACTTCGGCCCCAGGTGTCCTTTCGGATGCTTGGGCTGATGCGAGTTTCGGAAATTTAACAACCGATGAACCGACTTCAGTTCTGGTACGAACTGTTCCGGCTAATACACTCTCACCTTGAAATGCCTGATGTACTTCAGCATCGAATAAGGTAAGGAATGCGGTACTAATATTTGTTGCCATAGTTTGTTATTCCCTAACAAAAATTAAAATTCAGTTTGTTGGTTGTGGAATAAATCCGCCAATCATTTAGATTGAACGGCTACCTATGTAGTTATCGCTCAATTCACCATTATCAGATAAATTATTTTTAGTAAAGCTAAAAGTACCTTCTAGATTACGCAATGTTATCGTAGAACTCTTTTTCCTTCTGCTGTCTCCAGGCCGGATCATTTCTCCATCGGGGATCAGAAACGTAGGATTGTAGCTCCTGTCGTGTCTTTCTTTCCCCATCCATTGACGGAATAGGTATCTGTTGCTCACCTGAGATATTGCGGAGTTTCCGGATTAATCGGGTACCATCGGCACTGCCACCCATTTGATCCAGTACAGAGAGTTCCTCATTCGTAATCACTCCTTTGGTATGCAGTCCTTTCGCCCAGTTATAGTTTGACTTAACCATTTCCACAGCATTCTTGCCTAGTTTGGCCTTTTGTTCAGAGAGATATTGCTGTCTATCCTGCTCGGCAGTCTGCGTACTTTCGATAAACTGCTTGGCTAATCCCTCAAAATCATCCTGGGAAAAGCCATATCGTTTCGCCATATCCGTATAATTGTTGAGCATCTCATCATCATCGGGGAGATCTTCACCTAGAAACTTAGTATCATATTCCTTTGGAGCTTTGTGATCGCCTCTGGAAAACTTCTTCTCCAGGTCAGAATAGGATTTGGCTAGTTTCTCATTGTCTATTCCGTTCTCCTCCGACCAGAACTTCTCCGGGAGCCACTCCGGTCTGACGAGTTCGACTTCGTCTGGATCAACACCCTCCGGCTCTGCATCACTCTTGGTGTGCGTGTTTTGGGTTTCTTCTGTCTTCTCTGGGGCATTGAGATCTTCTCCTGCTAAATCAGCCATGTTTGTCTCAGGGGCAACTGTTTCTTGCTTATCCTGTTCTTCAGCCATCTTTAACTCTCCTTATTCTGTTTTCGATTTGTCGTATGATTGAATTTTGACCCTCCCGGTGAAATCCGTAACTAGGGTCACTACCTGGAATCCAACTGGGTTGATCCAGAGTAATGCTTTTAAGATGCTTTAAAACCTTCTCTCCATCTGGTGAATTAAACAATTCAGCATAGGCAATATCCATTTGTGATACTTCCGGTTCGGCTCGTTCCTCTGGACTCCAGAGGTCATCATCCAACTGGCTGTTCGGGTTCGGCTTGTTCACCTTGTACCATTCCTTGCTGTTGTGCCATCTGTTGAGCCTGTTCCATCATCATCTGCTGTATCTGTTGACGTTCTTCCGGTGTGGTTCTTATTTCAGCCGGGATAGCCAGTTGATCCGCTATGTAATCCAGAACCACATCCTGCTTAATTGCCATCTGACCAGTAGGCCCAAAGTTCTGAGCAATCTGCATATACTGCATTATTTCCTGTACTTTCCCCATATTCTGCGACATGGCAATCGGGGCAACTGGTATAACTTTTACCTGCAAGCCATTGACTTGTAATGGTAATTCTATCATGCCCAGTTCATCCATCGTTTCCAGGGTACGTCTTACCACCGGATACATAGTCTCATTGATGAGTCTGCCAAAACTACTACCCATGTTTTCAGATAACTGCTTCATGCGTTCTGCGATTTCGGTTGCGGATCGGGCCGATGAGGTATCAGGGGGAAGGCTCTCATCCATTAATATTTGCTTTATTGAGGTCACTAGATCCTGTTGAGACATCTGCGATAATTGAGGATCTCCGGATCGTGGGAGTGGTTTCAAACTTTCCCCTTGATTTCCACCATTTCTAGCCACCGGTATGATTGCACCGGGAACTAAACGGACTGAATTTGGGTTGAGAACACCATCATCCATCGCTGTATAGACCCCGGCTATAGAGAGTGAGGCATTCTTGAGATGATATTCCTTTAATTTATTGAGGGTCTTGATGTCATGGAGTGCTGTCAGTACCGGACCTCTGCCGTATTTCTCGCCACTCGCCTTCATATATCGGGCAACTATCCAGGGAAAAGAGTTTAACCGCCTATAGACAATCTCATCATCACCCTTTTCTGTAAGCACATGGTAGTGAAATACCCCATCATCCTTGTCATAGCAGGTGATTTCGCAGAGATTTATCTTCTCATCGGGCTTACTTTCGTATTCTTTTTTGAGATATGACGGAATATTGGCATCCGGGTACTCCTGATCCAGAACCGAAAAAGGAACTTTATGCTTTCGATAGACCTTATCGACAGTACCGAATGGACCCTCATCAAAGGCAATGAGGAAGGATGGGACAGCAGTGTAACGAATGGGTTGTATTTCATCACCGGGCTGTACAAGCATGACTGCCGTACCAATAGCTAGCTCTAGTAGGAACTCCCCCATTGCCATATCAAAGTTCGATTGTCGCATAACATCAAACATCTTATCGGAGTAACCATCCAGTATTCGCTGAATATCTACTCTGCGTTCTTCGGGTATTTCTTCGCCAGGGACTAATCGGCACCACTGTCTTTGAGGGGGAAAGACCCCGGACTGCAATCGGTTAGCAAATCGTTGGGT